TCATCAGTAGCAGGTAACATATTACCTACTGTAAATATGTAGCTATCATATTTTGAAGCATCAAAACCTGTAAAAGAAAGAGTAGCTGAACTACTAGCATCGGCAGTAGCAATAAAATCTAATCCACCACCAGCAGCAGCCCACGTCAATCCACCAGTATTACCAGATTGTGCGGTCAGCATGTAGCCGTTTACTGGGCTGTTAGAAATCTGCATCTTAGCTTCATTAATAGCCTGATCTGCAATTTTACCTTGAGTCACATTTGCATCTGCAATATGTGCTGTGTCTATTGAGCCATCTACGTATTGATCACTGTCTACTGAATTAGCTGCCATTTTAGCCACAGTAATTTGTGAGTCTGCAATATGTGCTGTGTCAATAGAGCCATCAACATAATAGTCACTATCTATAGAATTTGCAGGAAGTACAGGCACTTGACTAAATGTTACTACACCATCACTAGCAATAGTTATAGCATCTGCATCACTAGCAGAACCAATAGTACCACCATCTTTAATAATAAAGTCATCAGAAATAGTTAGCAAACCAGCAGAACTAAGTGACATTTTTTCGGAAGCGGCCTCTGATACACCTGTTCTAAACGAAAGCTTAGTAGCATTATTAGATGCACTAAAATCACCTTCCGATACAGCAGCAATACCTGCAGCTACAAGTATAGCATCCGTACCTGCACCTTCATCTGGGGCTTGAAAGTTAATTACCCCAAGTTCATCATTGGCTGCAATGTCATTGTCACCTGCTTGAAAAGTGAAGGTAGGCATCTTGCCATCACCAGTACCAATGTGTTTTAAAGTAAGGCCATTGTCAGCAACATGAGTTAAAATAATCTCTTGATCATTGCCAAATTGAATTGTACCACCATCAGCTAAGAACAAATCAGAAAATTCTTTAGCTGCAGAGCCTAGTGTTGTACCGTCTGCACTAACAGGAAGAATAGATGTGCCAAATGTTCCTGTATTAATAACAGGAGAGGTTAATGTTTTATTTGTAAGTGTGTCTGTTGTATTTGTTCCTATAAGGGTAGTTGTTGTTGCTGGAAAACTTATTAAGGCTTCAGAATGATTTATTACATTAGAGCCTTGTACATTAGCATAGTTGCCCATCAAGGCATGACTAGAGCATTGATAATAAAGAATACTAGGAGTATCTTCATCCACATCTATTTGTGTATATGCACCTGCATTTCCCGGCGTACCGCTTGTTGTAACGCCTGTAGTGTATGCTGTAGTTTTATCAGCATCTAAATAAAATCGTAACGGGTGTCCTGAATTACTGCTATCTGCTTGGTCAAATTTATAATAATACCCTGAATCAGATGTTACATTATCTACACCATGTAATGTAAGTGCAGGAGCTTCTACATCATCTAAAAAATAAGCACTGGTGCTTCCATCATCATAATAAGGATGACTTGTCGTTTTAGTTGCAACTTTAACCACTACTGTTGTAGGAGCAGAAGAACTACCGTATGAAGCAGAAAATACACCTATATTATGTAAGTTATTTTTTTGACCATCTAAATCTCCACCTAGTTGTGGAGTAGTATCATCTGCTACATTAGATATGGCACCAGAAGTAGCAAGACCAGATACTATAGTACTTCTAGTAATTTTCTTTAGTGCGCCATCTGTATCATCTACTGCAAGAAATACATCTTCATTTGCAACAGTACTAATAGAAGCTAAAGAGCTAACAGCGGTAGGGTTAAAGTTAGTACCGTCTGCAATAAGAAGATGCCCTGCAGTATTAGTACCCATTACCAAGTCATCACCAGTAATAGTAAGATCACCACCTATTACTACATCCCCATTAAATGTAGCTTTACCTGCTAATGCCATATCAATGTCTAACGCAGTGATAGCACTAGAATCATCTGTACCTTTAATCTTAAAGTTTTTATCAGCTACACTAACCGTAAGCTCTACATCAGAAGAGTTGTTTGCAATGTCAAGTATAGATGTACCATCGTCTTTAATCGTTACGTTAGCACCACCAGCATCAAGTATAATATCACCAGATGAGTCAAGTGTAATGTCAGTGCCATCGTTAGTAATTGTGTCTAGTGCAATGCTACCAATGTTGGTGATGTTTGCATCACTCATATCAAACGAACCAGTAACATCTAAGTTACCACCTACAGATAAATTACCCGATACATCAGTATTACCGTTAATATCTATAGTAGTGGCTGCAATTTGTACTTCTGTGTCTGCTACAATGTCAAGCTGACCGTCAGTGCTAGAATTAATATAAAGGCCAGTATCACGAAACTGAATCTTTTCTGTTGTCGCAATAAGTAAATCATCAGAAAACTCAAAGTAGTCCTCATCCTCCATCCACTTTAATACACCATCATTAGTTTCACCATCAAAGGTTATAACAATGTCTGTACCTGCAGTCCCACTACCAAAGGTAATAGCATGACCACCCAATGTACTAATAGGGCCACCTTCACCAGCAGTACCATCGTGTGTGTGTCCTGTACTTGCAGCAAAAGCAGCTAATAATTGATCAAACTCATCATTAGTGTGATCTGCCGTAATGGTATCACCATCTGTGTATGTTGATTGTCTTGTATATGTAGCACCCATCTAACGTCTTGCTCCTAATTGATATTCTAGCTGAAACCCTTTGAGAGAGTAAGGATTACTTTGTCCACCATCCTCTACCCTTAAAACAATAGAAAAACCTGAACCTTCTACTGACTGTCTGTTAAGAGGTTCTTGCCCTCCACCATACGCAAACTGAGTTGTGCTAGATGTTGTACTATATAATGCAGTACCATATGATGCAGCTAAGTTAGTTGTATCAAAAGGATACACTGGAGGTCTTGCAGAATCTTTATTTTCATTATCATACCTAACAAATAAATCTGTGTCAACAGTTCCTTCAGGTTTATAGTTAATAATAACTTTTTGCATGTGTTTTCGTATGCCGGGATCACCAAAAGCCATATCAGGACTACGATACTTACCTGCTATAACTGTACCATCAAAAGTATTTCCTACTTCCTGTCTTTGTATAAAGCCATCTACATCGCCATGTAATACAACTACGTCACCTTCTTCAACATTAGAAGATGTACAAGTAACTTTTAAACCTTTTAATTCAGAAAACTCAAACGCTTCTTTTTTAAGAACGCAAATAGCACCTTTAGAAAGGGGGGCCGCTTGCCCATCTTTAGTAAAGAATATTCTGTATTGTGTTTTATCAGGTATAACTACGCTGTCAAAAGAACCTGCATCTTTAATGTTTTCATCAAAAATAGGTTGAATGTTTTTACTAATAGTACCAAGTTCTGTATCACCAATACGTGCAGTCGCAGCAACAGTACGTAACCCATCTGGCCCAAGAAAGATTAAGTCACCTGCAAATTCCTGTACGGTAAAACTGTTAATGCAACCAATGTTTCTTGTAACGGCAGTAATAGAAAAATCTGCTTGACTACTTCCTGTTAATTTAAAAATTCTGTTTTCACAAAAAATAAACAAGCTATCACGAAAAACCTTTAGTGCAACTATAGTATCATCAACACTAATACTACCTGCACCAAGGGCTACAGAAAAGTTATCTTCATCAAAAGGTAAACTAAAAACAATTTCTTGTGGTGTATTAGGCATCCCTGCATAAAACATATGTTCCTTGAAAGCAGTAACAAGTTTAGCACCTGTTACAGTAGGAGGGAATAAATCAGAGACAGCAGCACCAATAGTATGATCTGCTGCAGTACTCCCACTAGCAGCCCTAGTTACCCCTGTAAAAGTAGTTGCACTAAGTCCCGTATATGTAAATATCTCACTATTAATTAATATAGACTCAGTACCAGAACTAGGATTAATAAATCCTGCAGTACTGCTTACCGTAATAGTACCTGACCCTGACATGGTTGTAGTAGAAGCAATATCTGCACCTAATGATGTATCCTCACCTGAAGCAGCATTAGGAGAGGAAACGTCTGTACTACTTATATCTGCAGAACTAATAACAACAGGATCATTAACTCCGTCTACGCATATAAGTTTTTCAGTGCCGTTAAAGTTAAATCTCTCAAAATGGTACTTACCTGCATTAGTCCTACCTGTAACTCTTTGAGTCCAACTTTCTGAAATAACTGCACCTTTTAAATGTGCAGCAGCAGTAGTACTAGAAGTGGCTCTAGTAACACCAGTAAAACTACTAGCAGTAACTCCTGTATATGTAAATATTTCTGAACCTATTTGAAGAGTACCACTAGAAGAAAAACCTGTAGTGCTTTTTACACTAATTGTACCTGCACCTGACATGCTAGTATTTGCTGCAATACGAATTGATAAAGTAGTAGAAGCAGAGGTAT